ATAGTAAAGTCTATATCAGTATCTATTCTATTACTACTGGTAGTAGCTTTAAAACTACGTTCAACTTTATAACCTATTGGTCCTAATAATAATAATCTAACACCAGGTGTTTTTACTGTCTGAGGATTATAAGTTATAGGATTAATAATATAATCAATAGTTCCATCCGTCTTAGACGGTCCTGTTATAATAGTGTTAGCCGGCAATGTGTCCTCGTCCCAATCGATAATCATTGTATGAGTATCATTGCTTGGGATATTAAACGTTCCAATTATTTCACCACTAAGTTCTGCTCTGCGCAATCTTATTTGACTTATGTTAGGTTGATATTTTGACGGCAGCTCTGCTTCTATAATATTTAACCAACTAATATCGCCTACTCGAAGTTTTTTATTTTTAGCTAGTTTGGCTTCGTCGTCATTAATTATAAGATCAAAATCTCTATAACTTACAACTATTGGATTGCTTAAATCTAATCCTGTATTACTTACACTTGAGGTAGATGTAATACCAACATTTCCTGCATTAACAACAGTACCATCTGGTAATACAGTAACACCACTTGCAACACCCTGATCCGATGTAGTAGGAGGATTAAACCCTTCTAAACTAATAGTGCCAGCATCTTGACTGTAAACACCTGTGATAATATCTGTTATAATGCCTAGTTTTTTAACTTTACTAGGTGGCGAAATATATATTGGTGCTGTAAATCCTAGTGTAGCAACATCAATGTCATCTTGCGTTCCTACAGGAATAGTTCTACTACTAAAGTTAATATCTTCTAAATACAATGCACTTAAACTAGTCCAATCTACATAGTTGTCAGATGTTTGAAACTCTAAGTCTGGATTAAATAACATAAAAATTTGTTCAAGTATTTGTAGTTTTTGATCAGTACTTGTTGACCATACGTCAACATTAACACTCAGTGTGTAAGGAGTTGGATGCAATCGTTCGACTGTATATCCCTTGGCTTGTTGTGCTATATAACTACTAGTGTTTTCATCAAACTGTTTTTCTCTAAGATTGATTTTACTAACATAACTACTATCACTCAATCGCGATCTGTCCATTTGTAAACTAGTAATATACACACCCATTCGAGGAGCACTTGGTAGTTTGTTATCACTGTTTTCTCTAATAATACTACCAACTTGTCTTGTAATATCTCCGTACAATACCGGAACTACTTTGATATCACCGTCGCCGTCACGATAGCTAAAGTTACTAAATGCTCTTACAATCTGTGTAATATATCTACGTATTTGTCCATCATAAAAGTATTGCATTAGTCACCTGCCTTTGCTCTAAGAGCTTTACTAAGAGCCTGTCGTTCGACAACTTCTTCTCCGCTGATAGTATTTACAGTTAGATTGTTTATAAATGTGCCTTTTAGAGTATCGCGACCACTTGTTTGTGTGAGTGTGGTTCTTACTGCATCTTCTATTTTGCGCCAGCTATTTCCGTCATATCTAAACAATCTATTAGGAGATAAATCAATTCTTAAAAAATAGTCTCCACTTTCGGGTGTAGCAGGAAACCCAATACCTTGTCCGTATGGTGCTCCATTTGGAGGAATACCATCACCAACTAAATATCCTTGATATCCATTTCCATCAGGTGTAACAAAAACAGTGTCAGCTGTTATCTGATCATCAGCTAATAAACTGTCATAGTCAGTACTTACAATTTCAATTTCGCCTGAATCGGACAGTTGTAGTGTGTAGAACTGTATAGTAGAATATCCACTAAGAGGAACATCAACTTCTGCTTGTGCTATAACAGCTTCATTTATTTGCATTTCTTTTTCGTAAGTACTAAGTACATCTCTAAGCGTATTTGCACTACCTTCTTCTGCTGGAAGATCTAGTATGTCTTTGTATTCTTGCGAATCTAGTATTTGTTTTGCACGTAATCTATACAAGTGCGGATACCAAGTTTGACTAAATCCTTCTGCTGCTCTAGTAACTTCGTCTATTACATAAAATCGTTTTAGTGCAATGTTGTAATCATTTGCAGCATATTCATCTTTCATATGCGGCAGTTCTATTACATCACCTGGCATTATTTTTCTACCTAGTGTTTTTACACTACTATTAATATGTATAGTCATAAACAATGTATCGTTTTGTAAAAACAATCCAAACTGACTCAAATCAAAGTCTTGATCTTGTAAGTTGTAATGACCTCTGATTGTGTATATATCAGCATCATATTTTCTGTCTCTGTTTTCGAGAAATAATAAATCTTGTATGTTTGTTTCTTTTACAACATCATATACAGGCTGTTCAACTGTTGCATCATCTGCCAATGTGGTCTTTGGACCGAGATACTTGTGAATATTAAAATCAGTCCCTCCAACGGTAAACTGTTCGTAGACAATACCATCTAGGAAGGAATAATCTTTTGTTTTCTCGGGTCTGTATAAACTAAGTCTTGGCATATGTATATTTAGCATAAATACTAGTGGAGACAAACTATGGCTGAACTTACAACACAGAAACAAGAAGTATTTGATTACGTAAATGCCTTTCTAGGCGGCGGAATGGTAGATGTAGAACTAGATCCTATACACTACGAAACTGCACTAGGAAAAGCAACTGCACGATATAGACAACGCAGCGAAAACAGCGTTGAAGAAAGTTATATTACTCTTGCACTAACCGAAGATGTAAATGCATATACACTACCCAATGAAATAATTGAAGTACGTAAAGTTCATAGACGTAGTGTAGGAAGTAGACTTGGCGGCAACAGCGGCGGAACAACATTTGAACCGTTTAACCTTGCTTATACAAACACATACTTGTTGGCAGGTAGTGGCATAGGCGGACTTGCTACATACGATTTCTTTGCTCAACAACAAGAACTAGTAGGAAGAATGTTTGGTAGTTTTATCGAATTTGTTTGGAACACTAGTACAAAAAAACTAACTATATTAACAAGACCAAGAGCTGAGGAAGAAGTATTGCTGTATTGTTATAATCATAGACCTGACTTTGAGTTGTACAAAGACTACAAAGCATTTCAATGGATTAAGGAATATACTCTTGCTAACTGTAAATATATGTTAGGTGAAGCACGTAGTAAGTTTGCTACTATTGCCGGCCCAGGTGGCGGCACTACACTCAACGGTGATTCACTTAAAGCCGAAGCTCAACAGGAAATGGAAAAACTTGACAACGACTTAGCTATGTCTGTTGCAGGTGGTGTTGGCTACGGATTTTTAATTGGATAACAGATTTACTAATATCAAAAAAGTAATAGCAGGAGGTTGTAGTTTTACAGCAGGCTCTGAACTTGCCGACGAAAGTTGGGATCGTATTCATAAAGGAATATGCTACGAGATAAGCTATACTGCATGGCCAAACTTGCTTCAAGAAAAAATGTTTCCTAATGCAACAGTTGATAATACTGCTGTGCCAGGTGCAGATTACGGCAGTATAGTTAGACGTATAATATATCAAACTCGCCGCCATTTAAAAATACACAAACCAGAAGACATTGTTGTAGTTGTAATGTGGACAAGTATTTTACGCAGAGAATATCCTAGTATATATCCTGTAGGTAGAAAAATAAAAACTCACGAAGATAGATTTTTAACTTCATTGCCTTCAGACGGAGACGGCAAAACTAGAGGTTATTCAAATGAAATGTTGTACCGTAGAAGACAAATGTGGGCGTCTGAACATTTAACACGAACAAACGTAGAGTTTTATGCTAGGCGTGACACACACGATAATCATGTATATTATCCACTACAACAACTGGAATATTTAACAAACTGGCTTGAAAATCATAATATTAAATATTTTTTTACGTCGGCATTTAAAGATATAGAACCAGAGTTATTAAATCAAGACAATGTGTTTTTACAAGATATGATCGCAAGATTGGATCTTCCTAATAATGTACACAAAGAAGATGGCCTTGGATTTTGGGACTGGGCATGTAAAAACAAATACAAACGTGGAAAAGAATCAGACCACCCTCTCGAACAAGCACACATTGATTGGGCAGATCTTTTTTCAAAATGGATATTGACAAAGTCTAAATAATATGCTATATTAAACTTATGAAGAAAAAGTTATTAGTCATTGGCCACGGCCGCCACGGTAAAGATACTGTGTGCGAAATATTAAGAGATCATTACGGATATACATTTGAGAGTAGCAGTCAGTTTTGCTCCAAGTTGTTTATCTACAATCAGTTGAAGGACAAATATGGATATGCTAATGAAGAAGAGTGTTATGCTGACAGGCATAATCACAGAGCAGAATGGTATAATGCTATCTGCGATTATAATGTTCCTGATGCAGCGACTCTAGGCAGAGAGATGTTTGCAGCCTATGATATCTATTGTGGGCTACGCAACAAGCGTGAATTTTTTGCAATGCAAAACACTGGTGTGTTTGATTATTGTATCTGGGTTGATCGTAGTAAATACCTAATGCCTGAGTCAAAAGACAGTATGAGCCTCGAACAATGGATGGCAGATTTTACTATTGACAACAATGGATCATTAGATGATTTAAAGTTTAACGTAGATCAACTGATGAGTTATATACGTACTTAACCCCTAAAAACCGCCTTTTTCTCCGGTGATCTGCTAAATAGTTGTAAGTGAAACACTTTACAGGAGAAATTTAAAATGGCATTAACTTCACCAGGTGTAGAGGTCAGCGTTATTGATGAGAGTTTTTACACTCCAGCAGAACCGGGCACAGTACCTATAATATTTGTCGCAACAGGCGAAAATAAACTAAACGGCGCAGGAACTGGTGTTGCACCAGGAACTCAAAAAGCCAATGCAGGTAAACCATACCTACTAACATCGCAGCGAGATCTAGTAGATACGTTTGGTGATCCTACATTTTATACAGATGCTAACAACAATCCTATTCATGGCGGAGAACAAAATGAATACGGGTTACAGGCAGCATATTCATATTTAGGTGTAAGCAACAGAGCGTATGTAGTAAGAGCAGATATTGACCTTACAGCAATATCAGCTAGTTCAACACCAACAACTGCAAACCCAGCAAATGGAACTTACTGGTTAGATACTCAAGTAACAAAGTTTGGTATTTTTGAATGGAACGGCAGTGCTGAATCAGCAACTAACAAAGTTGGTCAAACATTTACCAACAAAACACCAACTGTTATTACTGACACAACACAGACAACAGGTTCAGCGCCTTATGCTCCAAAAGGTGCAGTTGGTGCAGTTGGCGACTACGCAGTTGTAGCAGTTTCGACTATTATCCGCACATGGTATAAAAATACTTCAGGTACTTGGGTACAGGTTGGTAGTGCAGATTGGAAAGGCAGTTGGCCTTCAGTAACAGGTACAGCAGGTACTCCAACATTTACAGCAAGTGATACTATCACTATTGGATCTGCAGAAGGACTGAGTGTAACAGTTACGCTATCAGGAACTAGCCTTACTTCAGCTGTAAGTGATATTAATACAGCACTGGGTGCAGTTGGAATCACAGCAGAGGCAGTAGATAATAGATTGGTATTTAAAAATACTGGCGCAACACATTCAAACATCGTTCTTGGTAACGGTACAGGAACACCATTAACTGATGCAGGTATTGTTGCTGGAACATATTATCCTCCAGCACATCAAGCAACAGCTCACACAAGTGTTCCAGAATGGAAAACAGCAGACTCTGTAACTCGTCCAACAGGAAGTGTATGGGTTAAAACAACTACACCAAATAGTGGCGCAGATTGGAAAACAAAAGTATGGAATGGTTCAACTGAACTATGGGATGCAGTAAGCACACCAATATATACTTCAAACTCGGCAGCACTAGTTGGATTAGATAAAACAGGTGGTGGTGCAAATCTAACATCGCTTAATGTTTATGCAATGGCAAATGTTACAGAAAGTGCAACAAATCTAGCCAACTTCACTCTTTACAAGCGTAATGCTACAGGTGCAACAACTATTACTAGTGGTATAGTTGATAGTACTACATTTACATCAGGCGGCAACGATTTTACTATTCAAGAGACTGTAAAAGGAAGTGCAACATTAAGTACAGTAGTAAATATTGCATTCACTGCAACAGGTGCATCAAGCGATGCAGATTTAATGGCAGCAGCTATTAACGCAGCAGGGTTAGTTAATGTTACTGCTAGTGTCGATTCAAGCAACAGAGTTGTAATAACACATGCAATCGGCGGCGACATTAGATTTGTAGATGGTGCAAATACTCCATTAGCAGATGCATTTACTGCTTGGAACTATTCAACAAAATCAGGAACTGCAAACTTTTACGATTCGCCAACTGGATTGTCAAACGCATACATTGCGACACTTTGGAAAGAACTAACTTATACAGCAAGTAATGATGCTCCAACTGCTCTTGCAGCAGACGGCGCATTATGGTATAGCAGTGTAGTTGACGAAGTTGATATCATGGTACATGATGGCGATAAATGGGTTGGATACTTAAACAGCGATTCACCATATTACGATGCTACCCCTGCAAATGCTCCAGACCCAGAGGGTCCGATTGTTAGTGCAAGCGAGCCAGAAGACGGTGATCGTTCAGATGGTGGCAATCTTGTAACAGGCGATATTTGGATTAGTACAGCAGACTTGGAAAACTTCCCAAGAATATATCGTTGGAACAACACACTAAACAGTTGGGTTGAACTAGATACAACTGATCAAACAACTGAAAATGGTGTACTATTTGCAGATGCACGTTACAACACAGCAGGTGCAAACAGTGGTACAGCAGGTACTATTGCTAATCTGATCACTAGTGATTATGTTGATCCAGATTGTCCAGATCCAGCACTATATCCAAAAGGCATGATACTTTGGAATCTACGTAGAAGTGGCTTTAATGTTAAGCGTTTTGAGCGTAACTATGTAGACTTAGCAGCAGACAATGAACGTTTTGGTGACC